TTTAAAGTTTTTATCTTCGGTTAGTAGGTCTTCTATTTCTGATATTAAATTAGCCCACTCACCACCGTATGTTTTTGGGTCTTCTTTTGCTGTTAGATATAATAAACGACATTCATTGTATTTAGGCATCCATGTATTACCCATAAGCAACATCTCCTGTAGTGTCTTTTGATATAGCACGTATCATTCTATTTATTAAATCTTGTTCGGTAGATAAATAATCTTCTACTAAATTGGTTAAATCTTTGTCGCCACGAATATGCCTAATTGTAGGATTCATGTTAGGATAAGAAAAATCTAAAGCAAATATAGAACTATGTCCTTGTAAACTAACTTTAAAATTCCTAGGAAATCTTATTGCATCTTCACCAATAACAAATTCAGATGCTTGAACTCCCGCATGTTCTAATAGCATTCCTTCTTCTGATAAATCTCTAGCAAGAATAGATATAACTGTAGAGTATTCGGAATTAGATAATTTTCTTTTTAGAATAATTTTCCAATCCACATTAAACCACCTAGTATAGTTCTTCTGTTGGTTTATCATCGTCGGCTGGTCTATTTGCTACCTTTGCTGAAACTTCTGTTGATGCCTCTTGTTCTACTAATTTACCTAGAAGTTTATTTACTGATTGAACCTGTTGTGCTATTGCTTTAAACGAAGCAGCCATTTGAGGTAAAGTTTCTTTTACCGAAGGTTTATCTTTACCCATTTCTGGCCCCCTATCCATAGGTCCGGCATCATCATCCATAGGTTCACGGTCTGCCCCACGTTTAACATATTTTTGTCCAGTTAAATCTCTATCAAGTTCTTTATCACCAAAGGCTTTTTTCATAGTCATAGGCTTATTTGGTTTTGCAGCACCACGAGGAATAGAACGTGGGCCTAATGGACCATCATCAAATTGTACTCCAAACACATCTACCTTTTTAGATTTTGGTTTGTTAACTTTTACATCTTCTGCGTGTTCATCAGGGTCTACAGGACTTCCTAAATGATTACTAATTAGTGTTGTTAAATCTCTTAATTGTGATAGAGCCATAGATACTTTCTTTTCAGCATCACTTTGTTCCGCCCTATGTGCGCTTAAATTTTCGTTTTCACCTAAGTTGTTATAATCCATATTATTCACCATTAATTTTCTTTACCATATCATCCAGTTCGGTCCAATCCATTTTAGCAATCATATCTGCATCGGGTAATGCACTACCTGTCTGAATAAAAGGAGTTTGTGTTTCGGTCTTAACTAGACCTGATTTCATAAGGATATTATCCGTGGAATAGACCATCGCTTCTAAACTCTTAACGCGGTCAACTAATTCTTTTAGTAATAATTGTAAGTCGTTGTCTTCACTCATTATCGTCACCTGTCTTTGGGTAGATTACTTCTCTAATTGATTTATATAGTTTTTCATATTCACGACGCAGTTTTACTGCCCGCTTCACTACCATTAGATTCTCATCCTCGTATTTAAGGATGCGCTTTTTAAGTCCCTTATTTTCATTAACAACACCGAGGGACTTTAATACTGTAATAAGTTCTCCTAACTTAAGAACGTCTTCGTTAAAGTATTCTGTTGGGTGTGCTAGTTGTAATAATGTTTTTACTAATCGTTTGTCTTTTTTGTTTAGTTCATTAAGAATCATACCTGTGTCTTCTTTAACAATTGTGTCGGACGTGACTCCTAATTCAGTTAATAACGTATCTAGTGCTTTTTTTGTTCCTTCTCTTATATCTCTAAATGGGTCCGTTATGTTTCTTCCATATTGAAGTCGCAAAGCCTCCATTTCTTCATCGGTATATGGTTGTCCTCTTTTAGGACCCTTTTCATGTATAAGACGTTGTGGCTCTTTCTTTCTCCTTTTTGTGGGGTCTACTCCAGATTGTAACATTACTTCATACATGCGATTTTGTTTTTGACGTAAT